TCGTAGGCCGCCGCGTATTGAAAAAAGCCCCACTTAGGCGTAGGGCTTCCATTGCGCAGGCAGCGCCGCCCCGAGGCGAGCAGGGCGAACTCGTCGCCCGCGTTGGCCGCCGAGCGGAAGGTGGTCTTGTGGGAGCCAGTTTCGGTGGCGAGGTGGATGCTTTCGGCGGCCATATCGTCCAAGGGATATAAATAATAGTCGAGGCCGGTGCTGGTTTGTCCGGGGACATTGAGCAGGATGGTGGCCCCGTGCCGGATGATCCCGTTGCGCCACATTACCGGGCCATTAGGGTCTTTGAGCATGGTGGAGGTGTGCGTGGTGTAGCCGGTAAGCCGGTCGCCTTCTTGAAGTTGCAGGTCGGTATAGTAGATTGTGCCGGTGCAATCGCTGATCAACAGCCGGACGGTGATGCTCACCACGCGCCTCTCTTCCTCGCGCAGTTTGATGGGCTCCACGAACCGGATGAAATTATCTACCATGACCTCACCTACCCATCAAGTGTCCACTGGATTTCGCTTGCATGACCAACCCAGCCGGTGGCGATAGAACCCGCCTGAAACATTACATCGGTGAAATACACCATGCCGGTGCAGTCGATGACACAGAGTCGGATGGTAATGGCCCGCACGTTGCCATAGCCTTGCGGCGAGGCGCTGCGGGCCACCTGCTGAAAATATGCCACAGGCGGCCTCCTTCCTTAATACAAATCAATAAACCTCGTTTCGGTGGTCCCGTCCTCAAACTCGAATACCACCTCAATACCAACCTGCCCATTGGGGCCTTTTTGAAGATCATCCGAGCCAATCTGCGCCGAAATGGTGTAGCTGCGGCGATTGGCGGGATAGATGGTCTGATACATGCTTTTGGTGCTGCCCGACACACCCACTGCCTTGAAGGAGGCATTGCCGGTCACGCCGCTGGGTTCCAGCTCAAAGCCGGAGTTGGTCCAGTAGGCGAATCCGCTGTCGGCGCGGCTGTTGCGCAGCAGGTTAAACGGCACCATATCCTTGATTTCCTGCGACATGACATTGGACTGGTCGAGTTGGTCGGCAATGGCACTGTTTGAAGAATCGCCCAACTCCCGCAGCTTGCTGGAGAGCTCCAGCACCGTTTTCCACGGCTCTTGCACGTTGTATTGCCTGCGGATGACGCGCGTATTGATGGTGAGGCCCAGATCGCGGTCATCCACCGTCACGATGTCGCCCAGTTCCCAATCCTCGTGCTCGTAGCCGGTGAGCACCGAGAGGTCCATAACCGACAGCACATAAGAAACACGAGGTTTGCCATATTCAGCCATGCGCATCCGGGTGAATTCCAACATCTGATAAGGGTTGGTGAAGTTTGAGAGGTCAAGAGTGGACACCCGAATTTCACTGGTGAAGGAATAGTCCTCCACATAGGGCTTGCCGTCGTTGATGCTGGTGAAGTTGATGCCATCCTTGCCGTAGGCGTACAGCCGAGTGATCAGGCTGCGGGTATCCACCACGCGCTTGATATTATTGAGGTTCTTTCGGTAGGCAAACAGCGCCCCGGACTCCTTGCCCGAGAACACATACAGATGCACCAGCCGGTTTTTATTGTCGAAAACGAGATCGCCGCCGTGGAGCGATTGCACCATGCGCAGGATGGCGAGGGAGTTCTTCTCTTCACAGGTCCATGAGCGCAGTGTGCTCACGTTCACATCGCCAACCTCCCAGCTTGTGCCTTCCAAGGCCCAATGCATGGGCTCGTCGGCCAAAGCTGCGTTAAACTCGCGCGGCTCCTTCTCCGCAGAGTAGGTCAGATCATAAAACGCGGCCTCGGCATACACCGAAGTTACGATGCTGCCGTCCGATGCCTTTTCGTCAGTGATGGTGCGAATGCGGTAGACCTCATCACCCACCTGCACCATTTTCTCGTTTTCCAGTGACAGCCGCTTTCCATCTTCAAAGGGCAGCTTGAAGTCCAGTGTGTCGGAACCGTTGACCTCGCTGGTCACGATGATGTCATAGGCGCGCTCCAGTACAGCCTCCCACTGGCCGTCCGTGTTCATCACCATGGGGCGCTCGAAGCCGAGCTTCTTGCGGTGCGGCGGGGGCGGGATATCGTGTAGTTGAATATCCACCAGACGCGGGGTCAGATCGAAGTCGCTGGTGGTGAGCGTCACTCGGAATCGGATGTAAGTGCCGGGTGGAGAGAGCAACGCGCCGTTCTCTCCAGAGGGCATCCAGTCACTCCATTCCCCGAAATCGTAGGAGGTGGAGGTTTCCACCAACGAGATTTCCGTCACGCCGGGGGTGTACTCAGAAGTCACCGCCACCCGGCCCTTGCCCTCCAAGGCATACTCCGAGGCAATGGTCAGCAGTTCGCCGGATTCCGGGTAGGTGCCAGAGCGCCGCAGCACCACCTTGCCGGGTTGGGAGATCGCGTCCACGTTCGCGGAAGTATCGCCGCCGTTGGCCATGAGGGACTGTTTGAAGTACCGCTCCAAATCATCGACGGTAAGCTGACTCTCAGTTTCAAAAAACCAGTCATCGAGGCCACCCGCATACCAGTAGGTAGTGGTATGACGTCCTATTTCAATATCGGCCACACAATTGGGATTAAGAGTGCCAGTTATGGCGCGCAGCGGACCGAACCACAGCTCGCCGGTGCTCCGATCACCAATGACATACTGCGTGGTGTTCGCCACAAGATCGATGATGTTGCCCATGAAATACCAACCATTGTTTTTGAAGGTGATGGTCGGCGTTTCGGACTGGTCGCAAATTAGCCCCCCGGTACTGTTGTATAGCATCATGCGCGGGCGGCCTGAATAGAGGGAAATATACAAAAGCGGCTGGCCGGGGCCAGCGCGCGTATTGAAAATCGGGCAGAAGGTATTCCCCACCGAGTAGGTGGTGGGGTTGATCCAGCCACCCACGGCGATTCGGTCACCCAGATTGGAAAAGAAGGAGCCGTCGTTCTTGGCGTATAGGTAGGTCTGCTCAGTTGAGGGGTTATTGGTGTTGAAGCGGATATACCGGCCATGCCGCCCGTTCACAAGCGCAGCGGTGGTGCCGGACCACTTTTTCACCTCGAAATGACGGCTTTTGCCGGAAGAATCCAGCACATAGTTCACACCGTCTGCCACCATAGGCGTCGCTTCATTGAAGCGCCACATGGCACCTGTCTGCGGGGTCACCGGAAATTCGCCGGTGAACTGCTCCTGTTTGTTTAAAGTCAGCACAACTGCCATGCAATCACCTCCATCGGCTGTGCGCCTCTATATTCAAATCCATGAAGGTAGCGTTCTCGACAGCCACCTTTACGGTATTGGTTCCTTTGTACAGGGCCGGGAAATTTAGCTCTTTCAGGCAGGGCAGCCCATTGCGCAGGGTTTCGCCTTCTTCGTTCACCACCTTGGCGGTCACGAGGCCGGAGTCGATGACCAGCGTCTCGCTGTCTGCCAGCGGGCCGACCACCTGCAGCTCTTCATCATTGGTGGTAAGGAAGATTTTTTCGCCGGTAAGGATCACACCCCGCAGACAATATACCGGCTCCGATACGGTGTTGCCCTTTTCACGCTGGAGTGAATGCGTTCCTGTTATGGCGATGGTGTATGTTTCGTCGGTGAGCGCATAGGCGTGTGGGTCCGGGCAAACAAAGCGAAGGTCAAAGGAACCGGCAGAACGGATGAGCCGTTCGCAATCCACTGCCTCATACAGCCGGGCGGAGAAGTACCTGTCCGGCACATCATCCAATATGAGCCGCTGGGTGCCGAAGTCCGGGTTGAGCCAGTCGGCCATCTCATCCAGCACCCGCACGAGCTCCGCGAAGCTGCGTTGGGGAAAGACATTGCAATGTACCGTGATGACCTTCTCGGCGCTGTCGGTGCCAAAGTCCGCGACGCCCGGCCTGCCGGGAACCGTCACAAACGAGTTGCGAAGGGACGGCACCGCCTGCCAGTTCGACAGGCGCGCCTTCACCCGCATGCTCTGGGAAGAGATGCCATTGTAGATGAAGCCCATGCCGTCACCTCCTTATGCCGGGCTGAACCGGCCCTGTGCGCGGGAGCCAGTTTCCATCAGGTTGTAGAGTTCCTGCGAGACGCGCCGGATATCGTCCTCAGTGCGCACGATCATCTGCTGCACGACCACCAACGGACCGCTTGTAGCCGCCCAACCGCCAGCGCCACCGGCAACATTGCTATGGATATTGAGCCCCGCGTCTACATCGAAGTCTGTGGGAATGGCGTTTTGCATATCCTCACCGACATGCTCCATGGCTTTCTCGAAGCCTACACCAATGCCTTCGCCCAGATTGCCGCCAATTTCGGCAAAAAGCGTGGACGGGCTCTTGATACCGAAAAAGTTCTTGATCCGGTCGACCACTCCGCCAAAGAAGCCGGAGATTTTATTCCATAACCATGCACCCGCATCTGAGATACCCTGCCACAACCCCTTGATGAGATTGCCGCCGACCTCCACGATCTTGCCCGCCGAATCCATGAAACCCTTAACCAGCGCCGCGATAATCTGCGGCACGGCCTTGACCACTTCAACGATGATTTTCGGAAGATTGGTGATGAGCGACACGAGGAGCTGAACACCGGCCATGATGATTTTGTCGATGTTCCCGAGGATGGCCGTCACCAGCCCATTAATGATAATTGGGATGGCCGCCACGATTTGGGTGACGATCTGGGGCAAAGCCTGAATTAGTGAAATCAGCAGGTCGATTCCCGCCTGAATGATCATCGGGATAGACTGGATGATGGCGGTCACCAACGAAGAAATAATCTGGGGAATGACCGCGATGATTTGGGCGATGATCTCAGGCAGTGCAGTCACCAGTGACACGAAAAGCTGAATCCCGGCATCGATGATCTGGGGAATGGCGCTGATAATGAAGTCCAGTATTGACTGAATCAGCGCCGGAAGCGCCGCAATCAGCTCGGGAAGTGCGGCCAACAGGCCCTGCGCCAAGCCGAGTATAAGCTGCAGCGCCGCGTCAAGCAGCATGGGTAGGCTGTCGACTAAGCCCTGCACAATGGTCATCACTGCGCTTACGGCGGCAGGAATAAGCTGTGGAAGCGCCTCTCCGATACCGTTGACGAGCGCCGTAATGAGCTGGATGGCGGCAGCAATGAGCAGCGGGAGATTCTCAATGAGCGCCCCCACAATGGTCAACACCGCATCGACCGCCGCTGGGATGAGTTTTGGCAACAGCGATAAAATCGTGTTCAGCATCTGCGTGAAGATGTTGATAACAGTCTCCAGCAGCATGGGCAGCAGGTCGCCAACCGCTTGTAGAATTGCGTCCATCGCAGGCGGTAGTGCGGTCACGATGTTTTCAAGGACCGGCACGATGTTTTTTACGACCGCCTGGAACGCATCGACCATATTTCCGGTCAGCTTGGTCATATCTGCATCCGCATTGCCAAGTCCCGCAATAAAAGATTGCGATGCGGCTGTAAGTAAACCAAGCGAGCCAGTGATGGTTTCCGTTGATTCTCTTGCAAAGTTGCCCGCATACTGCTCAGTGTTTTCAAAGAACATCTGCATGGCGACTTCGGCTTTTTCCGCATTGGAAGCAGAAGCCCAAGTGAAATCCAGTCCCTTGGATAGTGCGTAGGCTTCGATGGTGGTGGCGTTCATGGCGACGCCCAAGTTATCCATCATCGTAAAGTTGCCCTTCGCCGCACCTGCCACAGAGTCCAGAGCCGATTGCATGTCGATTCCCATTACGGAAGCCATATCCGCCGCACGCTGCATCGCTTTTTCGGTCAGATCAGCGGATTTCTGAACATCCAGCCCTGATCCTTGAAACAGCGCACCCATCTTGTTAGCGGTCGCTAAATACTGCGACTGCGACACGCCCATGTTTTTATAGGCATCCTCGCCTATTTTTTGCATGTGGTCGGCGTATTCCTGAAAGACGGCCTCTGACCCACCGAGGTTTTGTTCGA